ATCAAATGACAACAGAACAGTCTGGAACTTTCAATGAAGGCTTTAGATTGGAAAATGAAGATGGACTTCTTATACAAGAAACATATGTATCTGGCAGTATTGTTGGACAACAACTTATATCAGAAGACGAAACGCATGGTGGTTCTATTGCACTAGAAAACGCAGTTAGTGGTGCAGAGACTTCCTATATAATACTAGAAAGTTATATCGTAGATACGATAGACGAAAACGCACAGAATGATCTTTTTGAGAGTCTAGATGATGACGTATTAGACTTCTCCGAATCAAATCCATTCGGTGATGCTGGGATGAAATAATTATGATTGGACAATATTTTTATAACGAATCAACAAGAAATGTCGTTGTGGCATTTGGAACACTATTCAACAATATTCAGTTGAGTAAAAAGGACGCAAATGGCAATGTCATTCAGTCAATGAAAGTTCCTCTTGCATACGGCCCAAAACAGAAGTGGTTGTCAAGACTGACAGAAGACCCTAACCTTGCAAAAAAGGTTGCGGTTACACTTCCTCGTATTGGTTTTGAAATTTCTGGTATCTCTTATGATTCATCCAGAAAACAAAATAAGATAATGAAAGTTAAGAAGGTTGTTAATGGAACTGACAAAGATACCCTAAAATCTGGTTTCATGCCTGTTCCTTATAACATTAACTTTGAGTTGTTCGTAATGGCAAAGAACTCTGATGACGCACTACAGATTGTCGAACAGATTCTTCCATACTTTCAACCAGAATATACAGTGACTTTAAGAGAAGTCCCAGAGTTGGAAATCATTCGTGATGTTCCGATTGTATTGAACAGTATCTCTTATGAGGACGATTATGAGGGAGACTTTGCAAGTCGCCGTTCTATTATATACACTCTATCGTTCACTGCAAAATATCACTTGTATGGCCCTGTTACTTCTACGAATGTTATTCGTTCTGTTCAAGTCGATCAATATGCAGACTTGCCAGTTAATGCGCCATCAAGAGAACAGAGATATACAGTTGAACCAACACCAACAACAGTTGCTGCATCAGATTTTGACCCAGATGACGATAACTTCGGATTTAATGAGACTACCTCATTCTTTGAAGATGCAAAAACTTATGACCCTAAGAGTGATACAGACGTATAAATATAGGTAAAGAATCTAAAGGATTAACGAACAATGGCAATTAGAAAAATCGTATCAAGAAGTATCGGAACAGATGTTATTGCTGCAGAAGACCTCGCAGCAAACTCAGTTACCGTTGCTGAAATTCAAAATGGTGCAGTCACTCTAGACAAATTGTCTGCAACTGGAACTAAGGATGCAACGACATTCCTTAGAGGAGATAACTCATTCCAAGTTGTAGATGTAAACGATGTTACTGGTGATTTTACCGTAGACACTGATGTATTGGTTGTTGACTCTACGAATGATAGAGTTGGTATAAACAAAGCAACTCCTTCACATCCACTTCACATTGAAGCAACTGCAGCTGGACAAACTGCCATGAAAGTGGAGTCAAACCAAGCGGGTGCAATGAATGTCGCATTTGATGTTGATACGGATAGAGACTTGTTATTGCAAATGCAAGAGGCAGGGTCTACTCGTTGGGACTTTTTAATGAATGGTTCTTCGGGAACTAATGCGTTAAAATTTAGAAATGAAAATGGCAGCACGGTTATGGATATTCCTCAAAGTGGATATATCACAAAACCATATACACCATCATTTCAGGTAAATGGTGACCCATCTAAAGATGGAAGTAATATTGTTTATAATTTCAGTCAGGTGACCTCTGGCCAAGCATTTAATAACGGAAGTCATTATAATAACTCAAATGGAAGATTCACTGCTCCTGTTGATGGAAAATACTTTTTTACGGCAGGAATTTGGGCCCAAGCTGGTCAAAATAGCTATTTAACAATTTTGAAGAATGGTAATGAGCACGTAGGTGGTCACATTGATGCGGATAACCAGGCGTCCAGTGGATATGTTAGTGGAGTAGTCAGCATGGCCGCAAATGATTATGTTCAAATTAGGGCCTTATATAGTATTCAAGGGTCAACCCCTAGAAACTATTTTGGTGGATTCTTAATAGGTTAAATTAGGAGAAAAATAGAATGGCAAATATTACAGTAGAACTTACAGATACACAAGTTAAATGTCTGGAGTATGCAGCAAACTCAGTTCAGGCCTGGGCAGATAATGCTCTTACAGAAAGAGCAAGAGTTGCACAAGAAGAAATCATTGCAAAACTGGTTGCACATTGCAATGCAGAGGAAATTGCACTTGCAGTTGGTATTGATGCACAAGTAACCCAAGCATATGATTTGGGTGTTGTAGATACTGCTGCAAATCGTCAAGCAGCGATTGATGCAGAATAATGTCAAACCAATCTGATATGTTAGATAATGTTCTAGGAATTACAGAACCAGTGGAAGACGCAATGAAAGTTGTCTCTCCACCAAAACCTGTTCTTGTTCCTAAAACAGAAATGAACGAAGCAGACGTTGACAATGATTATAAATATCAGAGAGAAAACTTTTATAATCTGATTGAAAGAGGACAGGATGCAATTGATGGTATCCTAGACCTTGCAAGAGAATCAGAACATCCTAGAACCTATGAGGTGGCTGGGAATTTAATTAAACAGGTTGCAGAAGTCACAGAGAAACTTGGAGACTTACAAGCAAAGATGAAGAAACTCAAAGAAGTTCCTAACTCTGCACCCAAGAATGTTACTAATGCATTATTCGTTGGTAGCACAGCAGAATTACAAAAAATGTTAAAGGGAAAAGAATAAGATGCCATTAACTAGATTTAAACTAAGTTCCATCGTTGACGGTGGCATTACAACTGCCAAGTTGGCAGATAGTGCGGTTACTATTGCAAAAACAAATAACCTTTTTGTTAATACCGAAATAAGTGGAACAGAGGCAGCAAGAATGCCTGTAGGGACAACTGCTCAAAGAGCAAATTCACAATCTGGTGATATTCGTTTTAATTCAACATTTAATTTGATGGAGTTTTATGATGGAACAGAATGGAAAGCAATTGATACTCCACCTTCTATTACATCAATTTCTCCTTCTTATATTGATGTCGCAGATAGTAGTTTTGATATTGTTATTACTGGTGCAAACTTCACAACTGGTGTTACCGTAAAGGCAGTAGGACAAGATTCTTCTGAAGTTTCTGCTGGAACAGTCGTGGTAGATTCAGAAACTCAAATAACTGCAACATTTGATGGAACTAGTTTCTCAGATGCACAGGAAGATTATGATATTGTTGTAACTAGCACTTCTGGACTTTCTGGACAACTTTCAGATACTCTGGCGGTAAACCAATCTCCAGCATGGACTTTATCTTCTGGTTCTTTAGGAACAATTTATGATAGTGCAAGAAGTAGTGTTTCAATTACTACTGGTGCTACAGATGCAGATGGAGAAACATTAACATATTCTGTTTCTTCTGGTTCTCTTCCTTCTGGACTTTCTATTAGTTCTTCTACTGGAACAATTTCTGGAAATGCTGATGCAGTTGGTTCAGATACAACCTCTACATTTACATTAGCAGTAACGGATGGTGTTGCTACTACTACAAGAAGTTATTCTATTACAGTCAAAGCACCTGTTACAGAAACCATAACATCTTCACAATCATGGACAGTGCCAACTGGCGTTACTAGTGTTGATGTTAGAGTTGCTGCCGGAGGCGGTGGCGGCGGCGGAGGCGGTTCTGGTGGTGGTTGTGGTTATGCATCCGGCGGTGGCGGTGGCGCTGGCGCTAACGGTGCAAGTAATTCATACAAGGGTGCAAACGGCCTTACTGGTGGTAACTATGTTGGTGGTAATGGTGGTAATGGTGGTGGGTCTAATTACAATTCAGTTGCAACCTACAGTGTAACACCTGGCGACTCTATAACTGTTACTATTGGTGCTGGTGGTGCTGGTGGACTTGGTGGACTATATCGTGGTGGTTCGACAGGTGGTTCATTTGGTGGTCGTGGTGGCTCTGGTGGTTCAACAGGTGGACAAACATCATTTGGTGGTTTCATAACTACTTCTGGAACATCTGGAACAACTGTAACTAGGGTTGGTAGTGCAGGCACTGGTAGTTACGCTACTATAAGAACTTATGCTGCAACAGATTCCATTACAGGGAATGGTAACTACAACGGACGAAATGGTGGAACTGGCGCCGGCGGTGTTGTAGAAATAGTCTACTAATAATATAATGAGGTGATAACTTGGAATGGTCTTTTGTTAAAGACGGTGTGGTTGTTGAAGTTTTAGTATCTGACGAAAATTTTGCAAAACAATACGCTGAAGAAAATGGGTATACCCCTATTCATTATAAAAGAAATGATATAGATGCACATATGGGTTGGCATACTGATGACGGATTACACTTTTACGACCCCAACTATGATGAAAAAATAAATGGCCCAGTGTTAGGTTTGGAACAACCTATTAGTGCTGGTATGAAGGAAATATGATGCGAGTGATTGATTTAGAACCAAAATACCATTGTCAATGGGATAATACAAATTTTTTCATATATCATGCAAATAAAGGTGAAGGACATTCGGAACACGAACATCCATATGCTCATGCAGTTGCTTGTTTTGCTGGTAAAATAAAAGTCACAAAAGAAAAAATTTCTGTAGTATTAACTAGTGAAAATGAACCAGTAAGACTCAAAGAAAATGAATGGCATGAAATTGAAGCATTAGAAGATAATACAATTTTTATGAATATTCATTCAGTAGATAGATACTGATTTTATGAATGACATTCAACATTACCTAGGCAATCCTCTACTCAAAAAGGCAAACTCTCCAATAGAGTGGACTAAGGAACAAATCCTAGAATATCAGAAGTGTATGGAAGACCCCATATACTTCATTAGAAACTACATTCGTATTGTCTCTCTAGATGAGGGACTTGTTCCATTTAAACTCTATGATTTCCAAGAAGATATTGTAAACACGATTCACGACAATCGTTTTACTATATGTAAACTTCCTCGACAGTCTGGTAAGTCAACAACTCTTGTATCTTACGTCCTACACTATATTCTATTCAATCCGAATATGAATGTTGCAATCCTTGCTAACAAGGCTGCGACTGCAAGAGACATTCTAGGAAGACTTCAACTCGCATACGAAAATCTGCCCAAGTGGTTACAACAGGGGGTGGTATCATGGAACAAGGGTTCTGTGGACTTAGAGAATGGTTCTCGTGTGGTAGCATCATCCACATCATCATCTGCTGTTCGTGGTGGTTCATACAATATGTTGTTCCTAGATGAATTTGCATTCGTTCCACAGAATGTTGCAGAAGACTTCTTTAGTTCGGTATATCCTACAATCTCATCTGGTAAGTCTACCAAAGTTGTTATCGTATCAACTCCTAACGGTATGAATATGTTCTATAAGTTATGGACTGATGCAGAGAATGGTAGGAACACATATAATGTCATAGATGTTCACTGGAGTCAAGTTCCAGGCCGTGATGATAAGTGGAGACAAGAAACTATCAACAACACTTCTGAAGAACAGTTCAGAAGAGAGTTTGAGTGTGAGTTCTTGGGTTCTGCAAATACACTAATACACCCATCTAAGATAAAATCAATGGCATTTCATAATCCAATTAAGTCTAATGCTGGATTGGATCTCTATGTCAAACCAAAAGAAGGACACCTCTACACCATCGTCTGTGACGTTGCTAGGGGGACTCAGAACGATTATTCTGCATTTATTGTATTCGATGTTACTACTGTGCCATACACTATTGTTGCAAAATATCGTAACAATGAAATCAAACCTCTACTCTTTCCTAATATTATTCACGATATTGCAACTGCATATAATCAGGCATATACACTTGTTGAGGTAAATGATATTGGTGAACAGGTTGCATCTGCACTACAGTATGACTTGGAGTATGAGAACCTTATCATGGCTTCCATGCGTGGGCGTGCGGGTCAAGTGATTGGGGGTGGTTTCT